TCTTGGCGTAGATCGTTCTAAAATGCGTCTTTATGATGTTGATGAAAACGAACAGGATCTTACTGATGATACACCGGTCTTTGATAGAACAGAAGCAGGACAAAGATTTAAGGATTTTAAGCTATGAAATATAAAAATTACGAATTAAGTACCTATTGGGGTGATGAAGAATATCATGATAGAAAAGCAAACGTTATGCGAAATAATAAAGGATTCTACGTAGAATTATATAAAGGGGAAGAACTAATTGAAGTTCGAACCTTATATGACCATAGTGAAATCTATGCAGAGAATGCTGCAGAAAACTATGTGATAGGAATTTTAAATCCATGAGCGTAAAACTAATTAGTTATTCAAAGGGAGAGAAAGATGAAAGTCTCCAGGACATCATTGCGTATACAGCCCGTGTCTCGAATCCATCCAACCAAGACAATACCGAAACGTCAGAAAGACTATTACGATATCTCATCCGAGAAAAACACTGGTCGCCCTTCGAAATGGTTAGCTCTTGCTTGGAAGTAACTACTACTCGTGATATTGCCCGTCAACTATTACGACATAGATCTTTTTCATTCCAAGAGTTTTCTCAGCGATATGCAGATCCTACACAAGATCTGAATTTTGTTATGAGACAAGCAAGACTTCAGGATACAAAAAATAGACAAAATAGTATTGAACTATCTGATATGATGGATAGCGATGAAAGAGTTGATTTAGAATTAAATTGGTATAAACAACAGGCGGAAGTAGTAAATGCAGCAAGAAAATCATATGAATGGGCAATCAAAAATGGTATTGCCAAAGAACAAGCTCGCTCGGTTTTACCAGAAGGTATTATGGAATCTCGACTCTATGTTAACGGCACCATTAGGTCCTGGATCCACTATGTCGACCTACGCTCTGGAAATGGAACGCAAAAAGAACACATTGAATTAGCTCGCGCGTGCTCGGCCGCGCTCGAACCAGTCTTTCCAATGATTAAGGAATTTTGCCATTAAATATCTAGTTCTAATACTTTGTTTGGCTTCTACTACTTCGTACGCAGGTGGTCGTACTTATACTGGTAGTGAAGATAAAACTCATTGTACTCTATGGAATACAAATCCCCTACGATGGCCACAGACTATCTTAGGACTAGAAGCTATGGAATGTAGGCGTAAAGCAGTTCCACCAACTACTACTAATACTATTAATTGTAGGCTAAAACGACAATATATTGATCCTGAATCTGATGAGCGTATGTGCATATACGAGAGAGGAGCAACAGGACATGGTGATCTTACAGTAGCTATGGATAAGTATTTTCATTGTCCTAGAACCCAAATGTGCACACAGAGTCCTGGATCTGATCCTACCCTAGATTAAAAATAATTCAAATTAATTCAATTTAGGGGGTTTACATTCCTTTTTTCTTATGGTATAATAGTAAGAATAATTAGGAAGAGGAGTTTATATTATGTCAAAGGGTATTTCACTATCTAGATTGAAAAAGAATATTCAATCACTTCCACGCGAAAAGCAGCGTGAATCAATTGAAAGATTCCTTCGTGTTCTCCCACAGTGGATTATGGATGAAGTTGCTCGGCCAAAGCCGAATGAAAAGGTTATAAAATACCTTGAATCTCAACTTAAAATGGTTCGCGGTCTTTGGTCTGACTATCTCATCAAACATCATGTACGGAGTATCTAAATGAAACGATATGTTTTTCTCGGTGCATGTGCTTTTGCTTTTCTTGGGGGATTAGTTACCGGTAAATCAGCCTTTGGTGGTGAAGCAATTGCTGGTAATATCCACTCTCCGGAGTCTGAGCAAAAGTGTTTAGCAGATAATATATATTTCGAAGCTCGTAACCAGATACATAGGGGAATGATTGGTGTCGCTCTTGTCACTCGTAACCGTGTTCTTGATTCTAGGTTTCCTCATTCATATTGTGAGGTTGTTAAGCAAGGACCTGAAAGACCATCGTGGAAACAAAATGGGACTATGGTACCTCTTCGCCACCGGTGCCAATTTAGTTGGTATTGCGATGGCAAGTCTGATAGCATTTCTTATCACGATGTTAGTGTGTATGAACTTGCTCGTGCCATCGCTTTTAAAGTCTATCACGGAGAATTTACCGACTTTACAGATGGCGCCACTCATTATCATGCCGATTATGTTAGACCAGAATGGGCATCAACAAAAACAAAAACAATGACAATTGATAACCATATTTTTTATAGATGGGAAAAATAATGAAAGATCTATTTCCGGAAAATGATTTACCTGAATTCAAGTTTAACGAAGATATGTATATTGATGAGATTGCTGATTACATCATTGCGACATATAGTCAACATTACTCTAAGAAACGATTTCAGGCATCAGAGTTTATCTATGATACCGGTCATGGTACTGGATTTAATATGGGCAATGTAATGAAGTATGCTCAGAGATATGGCAATAAAGGTACTAGAGATGATCATCGGAAGGATCTGATGAAGGTGATTCATTATGCGATTCTTCAGTTGCACGTGCACGATACTTCGCAAGACGAATGGTCTCTTTAAGATCAAATAGTTCTTTTTCTAATTGTGTTTGTGGCGCTCGAACATCCTCTAACGTCCTATCATAAAGATAGGCGTTAAGGAAAAGTATGGCAACTAATAGTGCTATAATTGACAACAGTATTACCTCTGACATACATTACCATTGACTTGACAATTGGCCTTTGTTTACTGGCTTACACTTCCACTGGTATGGCTTAAAACCAGACATAGTTAAATGTATAGCTTGGGACATTTCTAAAGCCCGAGCTTCACATCTTTCGTATGTTTTGTATGGTCCTCTCTGGTCTTCTAGCACTACACACTGATTGGGATCAGATATAAGACAAGCTAAAACTAAAGCCATATACATTTTTTTTCTTTCTATATTAAACTGCCGAGTATACTACAAATATTAATCCACCGCCGCCTAATATTACACAACTACCAATAATAATAAACATTTTAACAGTTTCCCAAAACTCAGCTTGTTCTTTTAATCTTCTTCTTCTTTCTGCTTCAGCTGCTTCTCTTGCTTCAGCAATTCGTTTTTGGCGTTCTTCTAAAATACCTTGCCAGGTTCCAGGACCAAAACGCATATCAACTAGATTACGCATTTCCTGCATTTTTTCTTCTGCAAGTTTTGCATCGATCATTTCTTGGGCAACTGATTGGATCCCGAACTGATCTTTCAGTCCGACACCAGTTTTCTTATTTCTTTTCTTTTGTACTTCTTCAGTACCTTTGAAAAGACCATCAATTGCTCCTGCGATCTCCCCGATATCTTGTGCTGTCTGAATATTGCTTTTAATAAAATCTACTGACGATTTTACAAGAGCTATTCCGGCAAGAATCTCTGCTACTGGCATCTTGATCTACCTTTTTTTATGTTAGATAGATATGACTCAATTTTAAGATATAACTCGCTCTCACTACTATTTATGTTTACATTCGCCCTTATATGTGATATAATACATTATAAATAAGAAATGATTCAGTGAAGCTGGATGGATGTAGACTGGACGCGGGGGCAGTACCCGCCGCCTCCACCATAAACACACTAGGGAAATATGACTAAGATAACAAAGGAAAATACACCAAATAAATATGTGAGATGGTTCTGTTGGTTTATACAATTTAAATATGTATGGGATATCCAAACATTATTTGAAAAATACCTTCCAATGGAAAAGATATATCGCTTTTTAGGTTTTTACTTATTCTGGTTAATTTGGTTTTGTTTTCTAATGTTTGTATTATATCAAATTACAGGAAGTTTTGAATTCCTCCTTTGGTTTGAAGAATAGTGTGCTTATGATGGGGGCGAAATAGGATCGACAGATACGTGAAGGCAGTGGAGAATCACAAAAGTAAATGCAAACGATAACTTTGCTCCTGAGATGCGCCTAGCGGCATAATCTCTGGGCCCGCCGGAGCCTCGAAACAGAATCCGGCAACCTACCCGAAGGAGGGTACCATGAAATACTATCTAATAATGTTCCTAATGCTATGGGCTACATCAGCATTTGCTGAA